TTGGAATTTAAACAGCTTCTGAGAATTTACCGCCAACAGTTTACGGACTTGCTCAAACGCGCCCGCGTCAGCTATCGTCCGAGGTAGTCAATTTGACAACTCATATTGAAGGGAGTCATACTTTTTATGACCGCACCAAATCCTACTGGGGTTGCGCCCCAGACTCCGCCGGTTGCGCCGGTTGAGACGCCCGAAACACCGAAACCTGAAACTGTGACGCGCGATGCTTACGAAAAGGCTGTCGAACGCGAGAAGAAGTTGAAAGAACAACTTCGCGCCTACGAAGCTGAGAAAGCTGAACGCGAGAAAAAAGAACTCGAAGCACGCGGCGAGTATCAAAAAATCGCTGAGCTTGCCAAAAAAGAGGCGGAAGAACTCCGCCAAAAGTTGGCAGCCGAAGAGGAAATGAAACTCCGCGCGCGAAAGTTCTCTGCAGTCTTGAAAGGTCTTGGCACGTCGGTTGAGGATAAATGGTACTCAGTTTTGGGCGACTACATGGATGAAGTCCGCGTCAATCCTGAGACTGGTCAAGTTGAAGAAATGAGTATCACTCCGGTTGTGGCCAAGATTAAAGAGTCTTGGCCTGAGATGCTTAAAAAAACACCGGTCGGCGTCCCCAACGGCGCGCCCGCTGGCGGGAATCCATCGATCATCACGCGTGCTGAGTGGCTTAGGCTTCCAGCCAAAGAGATGAAAAAATGGAAACCCGATCAAATTAAAGAAGGATGACATAAATGTCAGTTACGAAACTCGCAGAAGTCGCAGATCAAATCCAAAAATATTGGTCGCCCCTGTTCACCAAGCAACTCCGTGAAAGCCTCCTCCTCGGCGGCCTCGTGGACAAGCGTTACGAAGGCGCAATCACCAAAGGCGGCGACACCGTCCGCGTTTCTCAGGTGAACGCCCCTACAGGTCAACTGTTGACCGTCGGAACCGACGCAGACAGCTTCGACACTGAAGCCGTCAGCACAAACTTTGTGGACATCAAAGCAGATAAGCGCGCCGTCGCTGCCTACGAGTTCGAAGACCTCGTGTCCCTGCAGAGCCAAATCGCTATGGAAAATCCTGAAGTGATGGAGTCCCTCCGCTACGCAATGGCTAAGCAGATCAACGACTACCTGTACAGCTTGACCGCACCGTCGACGTCTGCCCCTGACCATGTCATCAACAGCGTGACGGACTTCAACGCAGCGCAACTCGCTGCAGTGCGTCTTCTCGCCGCTCAAGCCAAGTGGCCAAACGACGGCCAGTGGTACTGTATCGTCGACCCCAGCTACTACTCCGATCTCCTGAACGCACAAACCCTTGTGAGTTCGGACTTCGGCGCGCAAGATGCCCCAGTTATCGGCGGCCAAATCGCGCTGCGTCGCTTCGGCTTCAACACCCTTGAAGACAACAGCCGCGCAACAGATAAAGCACTCATCTTCCACCCCAGCTACCTCCACATGGTCAGCCAGCCGGAAGTGCAAGTGAAAATTTCGGACATGCACTCGTCGAAGAAGTTCGGCATGGTGATGTCCGTCGATATGGTCTTCGGTGCCAAGCTTGGAATCGAAGGCTCCAAGAAGCACATCAGCGTCGTCGCTGCAGCTTCTGGTTCGTAATTTTGAGGGGCGGTTATGATCGAGTTCACAAGTCTCAACCCATATCAGGAGATCAAGGCGATTGTCGCCGAGTCTCCTGAGGAGTTGACAAGAGTTCTGCGCTCGATCATGACCCCTTTCAAAATCGTTGCTATGACTTCATACGGAACGCGGCAGGTCGCTTACATAACGGGTCATCTGCCGCCCACAAAACAAAAGAAATCAAAGGAAGATAAAAATGCCAGCAAAGAAAATCGGACCTGAATTCATGGTCGCAGAAACCCTCGTCCGCAAGACGTGGGAATTTGCAGTCGACGGCGGAGCAGTCGGAACGGTTGAGCTCTTCGAAGCTGACGGCGACGTCGTGTTGACCCACTTCCACGCTTACGTCAAGACAACTTGTACGTCTGGCGGATCTGCGACGGTTGCTCTCGGTATCACCGGAACGACCGACCTGTTCGTCAACACGACGGAGGGTGCAGTCGCCAACTTGACCGCCAACGCAGTCTTGAAGCCGAACGCACTTGCTGACTTGCCTACCCGTTTGGCAAGCGGAAGCAAAGTTCTGATGACAATCGGAACTGCAGCTTTGACCGCAGGCAAGATCGAAGTTGTTGTCCAGTACATGGCAGCCTAACAAACCGTGGGCGGGGTCTTTCGAGGCCTCGCCCTGTCTTTTTCAAGGTGAGACGTGGCCCTTTCGCCTTCTATAAACGACCGGGAATTTGCCAAGTTTACAGAGACCGGCGACGGCACATCTGTTCGCGTGACTCTTTCCGGAGGCCTCGCACCTGAAAAGTATGACCGGGTGGACATTACCTACCCGACTTCGACGACTGAAGTTTACGACTTTAAACTGAGTGGCGACACTGTTGCAGTCATCACCTTGACCTATGCAAGCTCTGCAAAATCTGAACTCGTTTCCGCAGTGAGGTCGTGACATGCCTTGGCGGTTTAACCCGTTCACTGGAAACTTGGACTTCACAGAAGCTGGCGGGACAGGTGGTGGCGGTGCCGTTGACTCCGTCAACGGGGAGACTGGAGACATCACCATTGAAGGTGGTGGCGGCGTGACCGTGGAGACTTCAGCGGGTACGATTACAATAAAAGCAAACGCATACTTCCCAGCGGGGTGGTAGTGTGGACGAAAATAGAGCATTGAGAGAAGATCCGGTGGGGCTTTACCGGTATTACATGGACAGAGTTTTAGAGGGGCTACCTCTTACTCAAGACCAAATCATTAAGTTCGCTTACGTCGAACAAGTCGCAACGGGGGCGCAGTCATGAGTTTCAGCAACGCAGCAGAAACAGCCATTTTGGATTACATCTTCAAAGGCACCAACGTCGGCTGGGATGGCAACACCAACCTCTGGCTCGCCCTTCACACGGCAAACCCCGGTGAGGCGGGGAGTGCTACCACAAACGAAGCGACCTACGGTGGATACGCCCGCGTCGTCCTTACCCGCGCTTCGGATCTTACCGTGTCTGGGGCTACCGTTGAGAACGCAAACCTTGAGCAGTTTCCAGTTTGCACGTCCGGAACAAACACTGTCACGCACGTCTCTATCGTGACTTCGGCGTCAGGTGCAGGGGATATTATCTGTTACGGTGCTCTTAACTCGTCAGTTAACGTCGCGACCGGTATTCAGCCGCAATTTGCTGCTGGGTCTCTGGTCTTTACGCTGGACTAATCATGACGATTGGTAGTGTCAAAGATATCGTCGATTACAAAGAGCTTGGCAAAGAGACGGTATTTACATTTAGAAAAGTTCCAGTTCCTGCGACAACAGGAGGGGTCTGGGTTGACACGACCATTTCGCCCGGTAACCCGTCACCGTTTTATTACGCGAGCGAGCCTCTCGTAGCTGCGACTGTTGATTCCTCAAGAGGTGGGATACGCCACGGAAACGCTCCGGCACCTGCCAAGAAATATTTGAAAGACTTTTCGTTTATCGCGTCATCTTTTGCGGGCGGTGTTGGGTATTTCATCCTCTGCGACATTCTTATGTACTACCCGTTCATTGCAGAGGATACGAACGACGCGCAGGTAATGGTAAACGACGTTTCTTTGACGAGATACACTGACGGCAACGGCGTTAAGATTATGCCTGTCACCGTTGCGCAACATTCTGTTGGTAACATCCCTTTCGTCGTGACCTACACCAATCAAGACGGCGTGCCGGGACGTCAAACTCCGCCACATACTCTGACGAATGCAAGCTTCTTTACCGGAACCATATCGACAAGTAACGCCCCAGCCACGGGCGGGCTGGCATCAACCGCAGTCCCTTTCATGGCGTTACAGTCCGGTGACTCGGGCGTGAGAAGTATCGAGTCGGTACAGTTTACAAGTGGCTCAGACGTGGGGCTGATCACTCTTGTTCTGGTAAAGCCTCTTGCGTCGTTTTCGTTCAGGTCTGCTGCTGCACCCTGCGAAACTTGCTACCTGACAGACCGCAGCTTTGCTATGCCTAGAATAGAAAACAGTGCGTTCTTGAGCCTTATTGGAACCGCAAACGTCTCTTTTGCAGGTCAAGCTCTGCAAGGAACTATCGAAACAGTTTGGGGATAATATGCCGTTTACATCAATGGATGACCTTGTATCAAAAACCGCCGCTGGAAACTTTCAGCGTCTCGACTGGAACAAGCTGTTCCTACCGACAACCGCAGCAGTTGCCGGGGAATGGCACTGCCTCGCCCGTGGCGGCGGTAGCCCTGCGGCAGACGCCCTGTACAACACCGGGACCAACTTGGCGTTCCAGCCTGTTTCAGACACCACGGCCAACGCCGGGACGTTCCAGCATGGCGGGGATAAATCGCCGTCAGCTACGAAGCATATTATCAACGCATCGGCATTTTCCGCCGCTGCGACGGTTAACCCCTGTGTCCTCATGCTTGTCGATCTTGTCGGTTTTTACCGCGTGACCTCTGTCACGACGATCACGGCACAGAGCTTGACAAACACTCTGAGTGTTACGAACAACTTCACGGCGGATGATTCGACGGATCTTCTGACGCACACGTTTTATAACTTGTTTCCCTTAACGCGCGTCCGTCTAACAACCTCTGGAACTTTGCCAGCAGGGCTTGCAACCGCGACCGACTACTTTGTCATTAAAGTGTCTGACACGACATGTCGGCTTGCATCATCATACGCCAACGCGGTAGCGGGGACGTTTATCGACATCACCGACGCAGGCACGGGGACGCATACGATAAACACACTTCTCCCGCGCTACACGTCGGGCGCAGGGCTTCGGGCGTTTATGTGGAATACCAACGCCACGCCCCTGGGTGCTGCAACGCCGAGTTTGTCGATCGGCTATAGAAACTCCACGCAAGATACTGGTAGGGCAACACCTACGGTCTTGCCGGTCGGTAAGACTGCGCCTGCAAACGGCCTAATTCTTTACTCAGGCACAGGCTCGGGTAAATACGGACCGTTCATGCCGATGCAAGGCGCGGACTCTGGGATCTCTCAAATCGATACTGTCACAATCTCTGTCTCTTACGTCTCAGGTGAGTTTTCGATCGGCCTTTGTAGGCCGCTTCTTACAATCCCGCTGACTACTCTTGGCGTTGCGACAGAGCGCGACCTTGTGAACCAACTTCCGTCAATGCCTCGTATCTATGACGGCGCGAACTTGCAATGGCTTCTCTACTCAGGTGTCAACACGCCAACAAACAGCGCGCTATTTGGGCACGTTGATGTTGCTTGGGGGTAATCTTTGGGCCTTCTGACGAACCATAACTTGGCGCACGTTGCCGGCTCCTTTGGGGCTGGGTCTTTGTCTTTTGACAACACTGCGTCAAAGCACGGTTCGAGAAGGTACAACCGCTACTATGGCGAAGGGTTTTTGCCAAAGTCTGCCACTCCGAACGGGTATCTCCATCCGTATTCGCTAATGATGCCACGCATCGCTGGCGGGATTGCCAGCTACAGGCTTTTGGTCGCAGAGCTTGAAAGAACTTCTGCATTACTCGTCTCTGGCTCAGGGCTTGATGCCAGCTTGACAGGGACTCTGACGATAACTCCGCCGCAGCTTCAACTTATTTCAGACATGATTGCCAGTTTGTCTGGCGCACTCAGTCTGACAGATGCGGAACTGTCGGCTTCTGCAAGTTTGCTCGCAGATATCTCAGCGTCCATGACCATCACTGACGCGCAGCTTGGCGCGATCGTCAGCATGCTTGCGTCACTTTTTGGATCTTTGACAAAAACAGACGCAGACAATTTTGCGACCGCCGACATGTCTGCAGACATGACCTTGGAAAATGAGTTCTCACCAACAAAACTTGCTGACGCTGTATGGAATGCCTTGGCTTCGAGTTACAATTTAGCAGGCACCATGGGAGAAAAGCTCAACGCTTCAGGGTCTGCATCAAATCCGTGGACGGAGACGATAGAAAGTACCCTCGACGCGCGAGAAGTATTGAGGATCTTGCTGGCAGTTGCCGCCGGGAAGACCACGATCACGCCCGGCGTAGGCGATACAGCCACAGTTACATTCAGAGACGTGTCCGATTCCAAGGACCGAGTTACGGCAGATATGACAGGCAGTGAAAGAACTTCAGTAACGAGGGACGGAACATGAGCCAAGACCTTCGCGTCATCTATAACGGGGCTGATATTACCAAGGCAGTCGTCGACTTTCGCGCAGGGACTCAGACGTTTCACTATAACGTCGGGGAGTATCTCTACATTGGCTCAGTAATGCCGTTTAACAACCTCTTTTTCGAGGCTCAGCCCCATAACAACAACGCAGCAGTTGCGTCCGTAGATATGTGGTTCGGCCAACAATGGACGCCCGCAGTTGACTTGAGAGACGGAACCAACGGGATGGCAAACACCGGGCGTCTGTCTTGGGCGACGGATAGGCTCAAGGGGTGGGACCGAGAAGAAACTTCAGAGGACGTGACAGGTCTTTCCGCGTTCAAAGTTTACTGGAAGTATTGGGCAAGGCTGTCGTGGTCTGCAAACTTCAGCAACGGAACGACTTTAAAATACATCGGCCAGAAGTTCTCAGAAGACAGTGTCCTTTACACGTATTATCCGGACCTGAACAACACGGACATCCTGACAGGGTTTGCCGCCGGTAAAGCCAACTGGAATGACCAGCATTACATGGCGGCCGAGCGCATCATCGCTGACCTGAAAAAGGGCGATATTGTTATCTCCTCAAGCCAAATCATGGACTGGACCCAGTACGAGGAGGCAAGCTGCCACAAGGTTGCAGAAATCGTTTACAAAGCGTTCGGACAGCCCTACTCGGACCAACTCAAACGCGCCCGCGACGACTACACGGCAGCGATGAACGTCAAATACCCCCTGATCGACGTCACCGGCAACGGCAGCCCCGACCCGATTGAGCGTTGCCTTTCAACAAATTTTATGACGCGGTAACCAGATGCCAGTCAAAATCGAAGACATCCACACGGAACTTTGTAACCTGATCGAGACAGAACTCGTGGGTTACAAACGTTTTCCGAATCCGTATCAGATCGACGCCAACACGTTTATCCACATGACTAAAGGCTACGGCGTGGCCGTTGGCCCGGGCGTGGATACGGAGCGGAC